TTGCTAGGTCTTGAGATGCAAACGCATCATCAACGGCTTTGTAAATGTCTGCCGTTTCCAGATCGTCTGTGCTGATGTTCGCGTTGTACTCATCGCCAGCATCAACGTAATCATCAACGGCTTTATCAAATTGCTGCGTGTGCAGATCACTTGATGCCACCGTGTCGTTGGCTGATTTCTCAGAAGCAATTAACGCAGCATCTTGTGCGGCATGTGAATCGCTTAACGATTTATCAAATGCAACCTGATTGCCATCATTTGTGATTGCAGAATCCTGCGAATCTTTTGTAAATGATGCTACACGATCATCGTGTAACGAAACATTGTCTTGCCGAGGTTTTGATACCGAAGTATCGGCATGGTCACTAGAGACAGATGTTGACTCTAGCGGTTTGCCAATTAAAAATGTATGCTGATCAACAGTCGCCGCAACATCTTGCAAAAGCTTTTCGACAGCAAATACATGATCATCTTGCGTGACAGCATAATCAATTACAGACTTGCTGAGGAACATCACCTCGCCGTCGTCTGTTAGCAGGAACGCGTTTATGCTATCCGTGCCATCTACGGTGTCGTCGAAGAATCTTACGTATGCAACTGTGCGATCAAGAGCATCTGCTGCGCTGGCAATGGATTGGAGATCTTTGCCAACGCTTGCAATGCGCTCGTCTGTTGAAATAGCTCGGTCTGTGGATTCTTTACCAAAGACGTAAATTTTTTCTTCGCTGGTTCTGGCCACATGAGATAGCGCTTTGCCAGATGCACGAACTGCTTCGTCCCGAGAAATTACGGGATCTGTTGCAGACTTGCCGGTAAATAAAAGCGCCTCATCTCTTGCGCGATGCTCATCAGCCAGCGCCTTGTTGACAGCCCTAAAGGCTGCGTCAATTGCGCGTGATTCATCTCTTGTTGCTTTGCTGATTGCACGTGTTGCTTCGTCAATTGCCCGGAAGACATCTTCCAAGCCAAGCAAAGTAAAGTAGCGACCAGTTGCAATATTGGATGCAACCAAGTTGGCAGCTTTTGCTGCAACAGACAAGTCACCCGAGGTGCTTGCTTTGGCAATTAGGACGGCAGCTCTGGCCAGTACAGCAAGCGTTTGCTTGTCTGCTACTGCTTTACCAAGAACAACAGACGCTTTGGCTCTTAGCAGTCGATATGCTGCAAGAGCCTTAAGTCGTTGCGTTGTTGCTTTAGTGGACATTTCAGAACTGCGATCTCACTTGAAACTTGAGTGGTGCGTAAACGGTCTGTATTGCACCGTCACCAAATGTGACTTCGATCTCACCCTCATACGATCCGGGATCAACATTGAGGTTGCCGGATGCAAATTGGAATGCAACGCGTCCACCTTTACCGGCCAAGCCGTATTCTTCATTTACACCAGACAAAGTAACATTGCCGCTCTCGTCTTCAAGACCGCTAAGCAATGCACCAGTGAGTGTGAACAAAGTGACGGATGAGCCAACTGCTCGAAATTTCAATCTTGCAGAAGCACCAGCAATGTCAACGACATTGCCTGTAATGTCATCCGTGATGACACATTTAATTTGTGGGCGCGTGTCGCCTTGAACGAGTTTAATTTTCTCGGCCATATCAGGGGTTCCTCATTTGAACACTCAGGCTTGAGCGGTTGAAACCCCGCACTGCACGTGAACGAGCGATGTTTACGCCAGCCATAAAACGGGCTTGGTTAATCGATGCAGCTTGTGTGTTGGAGTATGTTTTGCCGCTGGACATTTGCAGTCGTGCGATTGCGCCAGCAGAGATGTACTCAACCCATTGCTCAAAGAGAAAATCTTCGCATGCAATAGAGCTACGTGAAGGAACGAGCGCTACACGCATTGTAATAGCATTCGCCAAAGATTGATCCGGAATTGGCATCAAAGTTATGCTGGCCGTATCTTTTTGGAAAAAAGATCTTGGCGGCTGATACGTAGTTGTGTAGCCACCAATTGAAGAGTTATAGACGGATGGATCTGTAACCTCATCCGGAGATGCTGGTGTTAATTCTTGGCCCTTATAAAACGCCTTCATTACCTTCACAATACGTGTGTTTGTAATGGGAGTTTCTAGGTCATAGTCAGCAATCTTTGCAACAACAGAGATTGGGTCGTGATCCGCTTGATGAATCAAAGACAGTTCGCAAAACTGAATGGCTGAATCTCGAATTGACTGGATCGCCGTAATCTCGGGACAGCCTGCAACATCAGGCAAAACCCAAGAGAAAAATTCTTCATACGACTTGGACATTTAAACGCCTCCTGCCTGAGCGGCAATTGGATTGGGCGTCCCGCCCGGCTTGTTGGCGTCTGGTGAGAACGCAAAGTCTTTGCCTGTCTTGATTCCAAGAAGGTTCGAGAAGACCGTGAAATAGCCTGTGGCCAATTGCGCGTTAGCTCCGTACTCAGCATCTTTGGAGTAGGCTCTAAACATAACGTAATTTAATAGCGGCTCGGCATAAATATCCAACAGACCAATTGGATCTGTTGAGCTGTTGATTTCTTCCGGGCTTTTTACGTACACGATTTCTAGTTTCTTGCCGGGTAGGGCAGGAGGGTATACGTAAAAATTCAACGGATCTCTGTTGTCATACGCAAAGTTGTAAACGCTGCCAGTCGAAGCTGCGCGATGCCAGTTGGGATCTTGCGCATCCAATGTCTCGCGGTCAACCATGCGCACAGCACGGCCGACAATCCCGCTTTCAGACAGGTTGCGAATGACATCCAACAGACGAAGGCCGCCAGCAGGCAGTGATTGTTTGCTACCCGCCGCAAGCGACAAAGCTGTATGAGTGGAGCATGAGTCAGGGCGAACCAAGGCAATGACGCGTTGGCCGTCGCTGATCCACTTCAAAAGCTCAGTCGAAGTCCATCGTGTGCCATCAGCATCCTGAAGGAGCGTCTGCGCTCTGGAGATGATGTCGCTTGCGAGCATGTGGTTCCTTGTTAGGCTTGCTTAAGCCTGTGGGTTTTCGGTTGTCTTACCGCTGGCATCAGTCAAAGTGATAGTCACCTCATCTTGAGCAGCAATGAAATCTTGATCAAATGGTTTTGGCGTTTTTGCCTTAGTGCTGGCCGCCTTGGGTGTCTCAGCCTTAGCAGATTCCGCTTCTGGCGAGTAAGCTTCCCATCTGCCGCCTTCAATCAGGTCGGCGTCATACACGGCAATCTTGCCTGTATGGATATTTCGCATTTGTCTCATGTGGGTATCTCTCAAAAAGGAGTCACCCCGGTTTCCCAGAGTGACTCAAATGGCAACGATTAGGCCTTGGAAACGACAGCGTTCACCAAAGCTTCTGGCTTGACAACAGAGTAGCCATACACGTTCAAACCACGGACGATATTGCCGAAGGTTGTTTGAGCGCGGAGGGTTTCCACGTTGGTCATTTGTGAAGCAAAAGAGATCGCGTCTTTTGTACCGGCCAAGATGTGCTGGTCACCACTGTGTGATGGCAGGTTGTTGGACACATACAAAGTGAAGCGGTCAATCATGCCCAGCTTGCCGTTACGCAATGGGGACACAGAGTCGCCAGTCAAATAAGCTTGCTTCAAGTCAGAGTTCTTGATCAAAGCAGCCATCCAAGCGGGGATCACAACAAAGCGGCCAGTCTCAGGCACGTTCTGCTCGTCCAACACTTGACCCATGTCCAAGATCAAATCCAACACGTTGGACTTGCTGATGGCGCGGGGAGTGCCTTCAATACCCAAGTTGATGTTTGCAGAGATAGCGCCAGCAGTTGCACCACGGTTAGTAGTGGCAGCACCGGCAGCCTTCACGGCATCCAACAAATCGGCGTCAATTGCAATCTTCATTTGCTGAGTTGCATCGTTGGTGAACATGTCCATCAACTTAACGTCGGTTTGCACGGCATCAACGTCATCCAAAACAACAGCAAAGTATTTGCCCTTGTCGATGTTCAACTCGATAGGTGTAGAGGTAGGAACCTGATTGGTCAGGTTGTCACCCTTGTTGTATGAGTTGATGGTGATGGTTGGGATTGTGCGGATACGAACTTTATCGCCCTGACCCTTGATTTCGCCTTCCCAATCATTGTTGGAAATTTCGCTGAAAACAGTGGTTTTGTAAAACTTAACTTGAAGCTTGCCGCTCCAAATTTCGGGGATGAAGTTGCCGCTGTATTGTGTACGGCCTGAAGCTACTGGGAAAGTCATTTGATTTACCTCTTAAAAAATTAAATTGCGGGTCAACGCATTCGACCCTCGATTTGTGCCGACATGATGTCGGCCTCAATGGCAATCACGTCTTCATCCTTGATGTCTCCACGTCGAGACTTCGCATAAAAGTCAGCAACCTCAGCTCGCGTCCAAATGTT